TAGTTTCGTCAAATGGACCAATATAAATCATCATCCCATCTATTTGTGATCGTGAACAAAAATCTTCATCAGCAATCCATAATCCCTCATAAAAATCATCACAAACTTTGCGAACTAGAAAAAGATTATAAAGAACAATAATAATCAAAACTAAAACTAAAGCAAAAATTATTATCAAAGAATTATTCCGTAATTTGTTTTTTATTTCCAACATTTGATATATTTTAATAAAAAAATAAAATTGTTTCTTTAAACCATTTAATTTCCCGTGCTGGAAATTAAGGTTCAATCATCGACAACCGCATCTTTCCAATCAACTCCTTCATTTTCTTCTATTTCTTCAAAAGCATTATTGATTTCTTCTTCATTGTCAATCTCTTCCTCGCTATCAGGTTTGGCTGATTCTTTGGATTTAGTGGGTGTTTTACCTTTCGGTCGTCCTCTTCCAGTTCCGCTCTTCTTCTCGACTTCAGGAGTAGATTTGGTCTTGGTTGTTTTGGCTTTGGTAGTTTTTCCTTTGGGAGAACTTTTCTTTTTAGGTTTTTCTTCAATATCTTCCTCTTCATTTTCCTCATCTTCTTTTTTTCCTTTACCTTTTGGCTTGTTAGCTTCAATAAATCTGCGCATATTATCAAAAGTTTCCTCTTCAATGCGGCATTTATGTTGTTTCATAATAGAATTGATTTGTCGCAACATTCCGAAGAAGAAAAATCCGCTCAAAGCTTGTCTTTTTTCGAAAAGGCAATCAGTCATCATAATAGCGATTATTTTCATAAATCTAATATAAGCATTGACAATACTGTTGAGTTGTTCATCTGGAGCATCATCAACATTATCTTTAAAATATTTTCTAACCTTATCAGTCAGATTTTTTAAACATTGATTGTAACTTCCTTCAACTAATTTTTCAATATCTATAACATCTGATGATTTAATGATAATTGGTGCAATAGCATTAGGACTTTGTTTTTCAGAAAATTCACAAATCTTAGCTAAGACTTGAGTTTTTTCGGGAAATTTATTTTTGGAGGATTTATAATAATCGTGACATTCCTTAATATATTGATTAAGTATGAAAATCAAACCGTTTTTAACTTCACTAGTAATATTAGCGAATTTTTTCACTGGTTGTTCGATATCTTTTTCAACCGTAACACCTCCCGTAAAAGGGTCCTTAGTAACTTTATCGTCTTTGTAGGTATATTTCTCTCCTTTTTCTTTTTTAGCATGGATCACCATATATAAAGTTTCAAAAGGTCTTAAAATTCCTTCAATGTTAGATTCTTTAACTAAATCATCTTTATGTTTTAACATCGACATATAAAAGGTTTTGCCTAATAAATTGGCAACAGCCAGAGCTTTAAGATCAGTGAAGTTACCGATAATTTCAATTTCACTTTGGCCAGACATTTTAGTAAGTTATTTGCGAAATCCGATTGATCAAATATGTAAAAATGATTCGAAATCTTTAATTAATAATTATCAGAATTATAATTTCAATTTTTGCAAAAATAACAGAATTATAAAATTGAAATCACAATTCAACAAATATAAAATTTAATTTAAAGATTTAATAAAATATAATGTCGGGAGGTTTGATGAATAAACGCATTATGAAGGAAATTGAAAATGGTTATACCAGCAAAGAGTTTGATTTCATTTACGATGAAGCAGGCAAGCACGGTGAAAAAAATGCTTGCTATCTGAAGTTTACTGTTAAAAATGGAGTGTATGTCACGCAAATTCATATTTTGAAAATAAAGTTTCTTCACGGTGCCAATCAGCTTTGTACATATCCAGTTGATCCACCAGAGATTACATTTTTAACACCAATACTTCATGCTAATATTGATGGATCAGGAGGTATTTGTTTGGATGTGATTAAATCGGAAATGTGGAGTCCGGCTTACGGTTTGGAAACTATCTTCAATTCTATTTTAATTCTTTTAGATGTTCCTAACGTTGATTCGGCTTTGAATAGTTCAGCCGCTAAATCCTTTAAAGAAAATGATTTAAAAGGATTCAAAAAAATATGTCAAGATCATTATTTTAACAAAATGAAATCTTCTAATATATTATCCCTAATGAAATCTCCTGATTTTACAAAAAAATAAATCTTTCGACTTTTATTTTTTAATTAGATTCTGTAAATTCTTCGCCGGACTCTTTGTTTTCAATATTTTTTGGTTTTGAATAAGCTTTGATTGTTTCATTAAGATCAGCATCAGTAAATTCTGTAGAGGATTTTTTTCCCTGATTGTTCATCGAGTAAATTATAACACCAAGTGCATCTATTTTTGAACATAATTCTGTGAAGATTGTAAAATTTCTTTTATCCATATCATCTATATAATTTTCAATAGCTTCTAATTTTTTCATAATCATTTCTATACCTGATTGTTTTCGAGGTTCTTCAGACATTTTATGATCTCAGAAAAAAAATCAATTTTGTCGGGAATTTTCATTTAAATAATAAATATTATATTTTCATATCAAAATTGAAATTAATTTTGAATTTTAAATATTTCTTAAATTTTTAATTGAATCTTCAGAATGTCTCTCAATGAAACTAAAGCTAATGATATTTTGGATGATATTTGTAATCAAACTTCTTTATTGAATATTGTACATAAAAACGAACAATTTAGTAAGATTTATGATCCTTTTGATGTCCCAGATATCGAAGATGATCGACAACATAAAAAGGAAGTTGTCAGGAAGAAAAATATTATGATTTGTGTAGATTGCGCCGGGGAAATGTTCCAGTCGCCAAGAGGTTTTGAATGCGAAAGTTGTGGGCAGATTGAGGAAAATAACGGAAATGAAGTTGAAACTATTTCTTCAGAAAATGGAAGTTCTGATATGTTAAGTAGTTATAATACTAGTAGTTCCTCAGCAACTCCTGTTAGAATCTCTGGTCCAGGAAGTGTTTTATTTCAAAGAAAAATGGTAGGAAATATTTCCAACTATAAAAAAACTCAAAAGAAAACCACCAATGATCAAATGACTAATGTTGTTTATCAATTCAAAGGCCCGACCCCTCCGAAATATGTTGTTTCTGAAGCAGTGGAATTATATTATAGTATTCAGCAACATTGTATTAAAAGAGGGGATGTGCGAAAGGGAACCATGGCTGCGTGTTTATACCGAGTTTGTAAAAGTCATGATATTGATCGAAAGCCCAAAGAAATTGCTGATATTTTCGGAATTTTGCAAAGCGAACTTTCTAATGGTGAAAAAATTTTAGATGATTTAGCGGCTAAGGGTTTAATTCAAATTAAAGAATCTCGTCATGGTGATCGACCATTAGCTGAACAAAACAACCAAACTATCCCATCGGTTGATCAAGAAGATAAACAAATGCAAGCTTTTCTCAAAAGATATTTCGAAATCTTAAATATTCCTCTTGATGAAGAAGGATTTCAGCCGATTGAGCGTCCGAACTATAAAGAATTTGCTTGTAAGTTGATCAAGTTTACGATAAAATATCATATTGCTGATAGTAGTATTACCTCTTCCAGATGTGCTGGCGCAATTTATATTTTATCATCCAGACGTAAAGAACTTCATCTTAAACGAGATGTTATTGAAAAAAGTTGTGCTATTTCTAAGAGTACTTTTGGTAGATTTTCTATAGCTGTTGCTAATATTTTAACTTCGACAGATCCCCTTTATAGAAAAGTTCGAAGTAGACTTCGAAATTTATTTAAAAAATATGAAATCAGTGTTTATTGAATCTTATTTGATTATATCAAATGAACATTCATTTTAAAAATATTTTTTGTGGAAAATATATATGTGAATCAATAATTCACAGACAACTTCAAACGATGGATGTTAAAGAAACTATTTTTCTTAATTCTAAAAAATATAAAGATTTAGCTGAAAAAAGATCAGTTATTTTTAATGAAATTGAAAAAGCTTTGGAATTAGTTAAAAAATTTATTATTCAGAAAAAAAGATTGATTTATGGAGGAATGTGTATTGATCTAAATTTAAAAGTGATCGGGCATCCGGGAATTTATCCAAATGACTCATTACCTGATTTTGATTTTATGTCACCGGATTTTTATCAAGATAGTATTGAACTAGCTGATATTTTGTATAAAAGTAATTTACCAAACGTTTCAGCTATCAATGCTATTCACCTAACTAGTCGAAAAGTTCGCGTCAATTTTTCTCCTGTAGCCGATATTAGTTATATTCCTTCTAATATTTACGAAAAAATTCCCTACATCACCATCACTAAATCAAAAAACAAAGAATTAAATAAATATTTGGGAATGCGTATTGTTCATCCAGACTTTCAAAGATTAGATTTACATCGCTCTTTTAATATTCCTTTTGCAAATCCTCCACAAGAAGTTATATTACACCGTCTGGAAAAAGATCAAAAAAGATTTCGCTTGTTTGATCAAGATTTCTCCTTTACTTTGACCCCTTCAAAACTTACTTCCGGTGAAACTATTATTAGCAAAAAATATTTAGAAAATAATATGATTGGTGGAGTTGTTGGTTATGCTCTTTTACATAAATTTTTAGGGGATTTAATCGCAACTAAAGTAATTAGCAAAATTATCAAAGATAATGGGGTAGATGTTTATATTCAAGAAAAATTATCTCGAGTAATCTCTTTCGATTTAAAATTCGGCCCTGAAAACCTTGTGATTTCTTCTGAAATTCCTGTAAACATCATTACCTCGGATCATGAACAATTAATTAATCAAATTAAAGGAGATTTTCCGAGCGCTGAAATAAAATACTATAACAAATATTTAGATAATCTCAGACCCGAAACAATTCGAGTTGTTAATGCAAAAATGACTTATGAAATATTTTTGAATGAAGAATCAACTCCTTGTTATGATTTGCAAAAAGTTATGAATTTGATCGAGAAACTGACACTTGAAAAAATAAAGGAAAATACTTCAGCTAAAATTTATATAGCTCAACCTAATGGGCTAATGTTATACTTTTTACAAAAATCATTTGAAGATGTTGAATTTAAAAATTATTGGATAAATTTATATCAATCAACTATTTATTTAGTAGAAGCCGCTGAAAAAGTGGTTTTGGCTATTGAGGAACAAGAACCGGAACTTCTCCCGAAAATTTATCAAAATCTACCATTCTTTTTGCCAACTCAAACTTATCCATCGAGTAATAATTTTACAAACAATCACACGCAAGATCATTTACGTCCACCCTTTGGTTATTATCCAGAAAATGGCTCAGAAGCTCCCTTATTTAATCCAGAAAAAAATGAATTATTCCAAATCGATGGTCTTTTACGAGATCAGGAGAAAATAGCATAAATTCGATGTTTGCCGGTTTCAGGATTAAACCAAAGATCATAGGAACAATACTTCACAATATCTTTTTTCATAAAATCTATTTCTTTTTCGACATTAATTTCTTGATCACTCGATCTAAGCACTGTTTAATTTCTTTTTTAATACATTTAATTTCACATTCTTGATCTTCATTCACAATTTGATAAGCTTTGTCGATTTTTTCCACCACGATTACTCGATCTAACAGACAAAAAGGTTTTTTCTCCCAAAATGCCGATGTAAATCTAACATGAGTTTTCACTCATTTTTGCAAAGTTTAAATATTTTCCCAAAATAACTTCAATTTTATTTTTTTGTAAAATTTTAGTAAAAATTGATAAAATTATATATTTGAATTATCGTAAATATTCAAAAATAAATATTCAAGATCAAAAAAAATGAAATTCACATTTCCGAAAGGATTCGACGGATTTTTCTTTGGCGGTTTCAAATATTCGATGATGTTAGATAGACCTTTTCTTAAAGAATTTGAGAAAAATTACTTATGCGATTGTCCCGTAAAAGACGAAATCCAAAATGAAAATAATAATGTTGGATTTATGATCGGAACTTATAAACCACACGAGGATCAAATTTGGAAACAACTTTTAAGTGAAAGTCAATATCTTTTTATGAAAGAAAGTAAATTAATCGTTTTGGGTGTGATTTGGTTTGATAATACTTTTGCAAAAATTTCTGTTCCCGAAAGATTACAATATATTAAATTTATGGATTCTCGAATTAATTGTGACATTTATTCTATTATGATCAAACAACATCGAAAAAATACAATACGAGATCACGCTTTTTCAGTTATTTCAGTACCAGAGATTATCACTCCGAAAACAGTGATCTTTTGGCGCGAACATTTTCGATCAATGGTGGGTCGGTCTATTAACAATAGCAAAATTAATATGATTATTAAAACATTCAAGGTTGATAAAGATAAAATTCAGTGGGATTTGCTATTCGAATAATTTTTGACAAATAGCTCAAAAAAATCTAACAAGGAGATTTAATTATTTTTTTGGATATGTTTTGAAAGATCAATGTTTGGATAATTTTGGCGAAATTCCCGAGGTTGAACAATATCTAGCATAGATTCACAATTGTAAAATCGATTGATACTCAATGAGTAAAAATTAATATCATTTCCAAAATCTAATAGCGGTATAATCACAAAATCATCGTTTATTAAAAATGACTTCAAAATTAAATATTCCACATTGTTTATTTTAGAAATTTCTCCACATTTAGCATTGTCAATTTTGCAATCCGAAAAAGAAAATGCATTATAAGCAAATCGTTGATAATTTCTAATAGTTTGAACACGTGCTTTTTTCATGGAATCGATACTTTTGAAAATTCCAATAATCTCAGAATTTTCGGAAGTTTCTTCGTAAAAAGTAGCCAAAATGAGAGACATGTAATGTTTTTTTAATATGTGTTGTTTTAATATTAACATTTTTAAATTTCAATTTTTCTTAATAAAATCTATATTTACATGCGGATAAAGTTTTCGAAAAGTTCGTGGTCTTGTATAATCTAGATGAAACTCACGATAATAAATTTCATCAAGTTTTAAATCGTAAAAAGCGATATCGCTTTCACATTCGTTTAGGGAAATTATCATATAATCTTTAAATTGATCCGGAAATCTAGTTTCTAAAACTAAAAAAGTCGCATCATTTATTCTGGAAATTTCTCCATTTTTATCATTCGATTTTTTTCAAAGGCTTCTTTCATAGAATCAATACTCCCGAAAATACCAATATGCTCAGAACCAGCGCTCAGCTCATAAAAGATAGCTAAGATAAGAGACATTTTATAAAATTATATTTTCTCAGAAATTTTTTTGAAGAAATATAAACTGATGGAAAAGAATTTGATTTATTTAATTGTAGTGGTAATTTTGATATTATTAATTTTGGTTTGGACTTTTCGAAATGAAAAATTTATTTCTTTTATGGCTGATTTGAGTGAATATGGACCACAACCTTTGCTAATTTTAACAAAATACATTCCAGATATCAATTCGCAACTCAAAATGAATTATCCAGAATTAGATAATTATACCAATACTTTAGTAGTATTGGAGATTTTTTCAAACCAAACTTATAAAGTTTATTCAGACGACGGTTTAGTTCGCGAGGGAATCGTTCCGGAATATTTATGGATACATGTGAAATATTTATACGATATCGCTCAGTGGTATCACAATAAAAGTTTTTGTAATTTTGTCGGGCAAGGCTTGACTAAATATTATTTATGGGTTGGTGGATATAATATTGATTTGGGTATTTTTGCGGAAGGTTGTGTTCCGGATGATTTATATCGCACCAAAAGTTTATTCAATCTTATGGAATTTTCTGATATTAGTGCTTAATGATTTTTCGATTTTGTTCAGAAATTATTTTTTGAAAAAATGAAATTTGAAATTATATTTGATAATATTTACGAATGGCTGAAGAACACACCACTATCAAAATCAATGGATTGGATTTAGTTTATCATCCTAGATTTTATAATACATCCAGATCTGCCGAAATCTTTGAAAACTTGCAGGAATTACAATTCAACAGTGACGAACAATCGCAAATTCAGATATTTGGAAAGTGGATCAATATTCCCAGAAAACAAGTAGCTTTTGGAAATCCCAATTTATCTTATAAATTCTCCGGAAATGAAGTTGTTGCTAAAGAGTGGCCGGAATTTTTATTAGAAATTCGCAATGAGTTACAACAATATTTAGTAGATTGTGAAATATTACAGTCTGATACCAAACATCAAATTAATTATGTTTTAGTAAATTTATATCGTGATGGACATGATTATATTGGAGCACATTCTGATGATGAAAAAGATCTCAATTTAATTTATGATACCAATCCTGAAGGCGAATCTATTATTCTATCTTTATCTTTTGGGGCTACTCGTGATTTTATTTTTCATAGTAAATCTTCATCAGCAACTTATCCTATGACTTTGAAACATGGAGATCTAGTAATTATGCGTGGAGAAACTCAAAAAAAGTGGAAACATTCTTTACCCAAAAGATTGAAAGTGACTGATCCTCGAATCAACTTAACTTTTCGTTTTATGAAGGAAAAATTATAAATTTAACGCTTCTTTTATTTTTTTCGGATCAGTATTTGGTAAAAACATAATTGTAGCTTGAAAGCCAAGATCAAATTTAACATAAACTGGAATCATAATTTCTAAATCATATTTTTGAATATATTCCAAAAATCTTTTATCTTCTGCCACAAAAGGAAGTTTGTGAATATTTTCTGCTAAAACCACATTAACTGCTACTAATTTTGGTTCTTTTTCATTTGCTGCAACATATCCAAAAACAAAAGATCTTTTACCATTATTTCTGTTCGAAATAATATTTTCGATAATATTCATATCTGTATGAACAGCTTCAACTATCACATCCATAATAGCTTTATTTTTATTGAAATTTATGACATCTTGCTTTGAATTAACTGGTAATCCATATTTATTATCGATTTCACTAAATGCAAAATGATGATATTTCTTATTTTCTTTTTTATTCTTTTTTTTATTTATTTTCATATTAATTTGATTTTGAATAAGTTCAATATTTTTGAGTATATTGAAAATTTAAAATAAAAATATAAAATTGTGAAAATTGAAATTTAAATAAACGTTTATTATAACTCATTATTCTCAGAGGACGCTTAGTGATGGAATCTTCCGCAAGAAATCTAGATATTCTTAAATATAATGAAATTGAAAATGAATTCTCGACTTTGAAAATAACTACTAGCAAAGATGAAAAAACAACACAATACA